TGTTTTGGTTGGTAGCAGATAGCGCTGCCATTTGTGTGGATAGTCCTGTGAAGCGAAGAACTGGGTTTTGGTATTTGCCGAGCAGATAGTTGCCAAGCCCTGCAACTTCGCTTGTGGTGCTGTTCAGCAAGTCAAGCAATGAATATTGTTGTGCTTGATACAAAGCAATGCTTTGGGCGTTGCTGGTGGTCTGTTTAGCCCCTGCTGGCGATTGGGTCACAATGTAGTTGTAAAGCAACTCATCGCCGTATTGGTTCACCAAAGTCTGGTATGGCAAGCCTGTGCCATCAGTGTTAAAAGTAGCGCCAGCGACTGGGTTGAGAACGCTAGTCCTACCCTTGAAAGTTAGGGTGCCGTTAGCGCTCATAAAGAGATAGCCCTGCTCGCTGGTGTTTACCAATTGCAGATAGTTGAGCACGTTGGTGTCTTGGGCGATGGCGTATGCACCAAGGGTTGAAGAACCAGTGTCGATAGCGCGAGCGCCTTGGTAGTTAATTTCGGGCAGGCTCAAAACTGCGTTTATTCGAGCGCCTGAAAGTTCAGCAGATGGCGTGACAGCGTTAAGGGCTTGGTTGGCAAGCACTGTGAACTGGTCAGAACATGAGGCGTACATCATGTCTTGGTTGCTGATGTCGTAATCAAGGTTCCAGTCGGTCACAAGACCCGTGTAGATGGGTACGCCGTTAGCGAGGATTTGCACTGGGCATCGAGGCAACACAAACGGGTAGTAAGGACTCGACGTGTTGCTTGGGTTTAAGATTTGGCTGGCGTTATCAAAAGCAATAGTTGCTGTGCCCGCGTTGAATTGGTCTAGTTGTCGTGAACGCCCGCGAGTGATGTTCACAGATTCCACAATGCTGGTGAGGTCTACCATGGTGACACCACCCAGGGTTCCCCTGCCAGCCGTGTCCAGAACGCCGTAGAAGGCATCATTCAACAGGAATGGGGTGCCAAAGCCTGTGGTGCTTTGAAAGCCCACCATGACCTGCATAGTCGGAGTGCTCATGCGGCCTGGAAAACCGTTCCGCTACGCCTCTGGGCGCGCTGGATGGCCTCGATTATTAACTGACCCATTTGGTCTGGGGTACTTATGAGGCCAGCCTGAACTGTCACGTTCATGCCGCCACCCATTCCAAACTCGTTCATTCGGTTTAATGGAATGACAGCTTCAGGGCCGTTACCTTCTCCAATCATTGCCAATGTTGGCGAGGTCACAATGCCTCCGTTTGCCAGCATAGGAATGTTAGGCACGTCAAAGCCTTTACCACCTAGACCTGGCACCCAGTTAGGAACTGAAAAGGAAAGTTTGCCAATGGTATTGTTCCAAAGTTTGGCTATGCCGTTAAAAATGGCCTTGTAGACACCCATAACAAAACTTAGGTATGTGGTGATGGCATCCATACCACCTTTAATTCCTGTTTTAATGGCGCTGAACACGGCATCAACAATGTCCCGAAAGGCATCAAATTTCTTGTAGGCAAGCACCAAGCCCACAACTAAAGCGGCAATAGCAATCGCAAAAAGCACCACTGGGTTTGCTGCCATAACAGCATTAAAAACGGTTTGAACGGCTGTGAACGCTGTTGTTGCGGCAGCCCAGGCGGTCATCGCTGCATTAGTAATAACAATGGCAGCTGCAATGCCACCAATGACGCCCGCAATGATTAGGAACACTGTTGTGTTTTCTGAAGCCCATTGGCCCATGGCCTGAAGAAATGGCAACACAGCCTCAATGGCTGGCAAAAGTGCAGCGCCCACTGATTCTTTTGTTTCAGCTAGTGCAACACCTAGGCGTTTAAATTGTCCCTCTGCTGTTCCTGCCGCGGTGCTTGCTTGGTCCATAAATGTGCCTGAAAGGGCAGCCATCATTTCATCAGCTGATGCCCCGTCTTTTTCCATTTGTTTTAACTCTGGGGACAATTTGCCCAGGGCAGTTGTGGAACCAGCTGCCGCTTTTGCGAGTGCTTCGGTAACTGTGCCTAGATTTTTGCCTGTACCAGCAGACACATCCATTGCAAGGGCAGCAAGTTCCTGGGCCTTGGTGACGTCATGGGTCTGGGTGACGAGTCGCGCCAAAGTCGGCCTCAACTCGTCATCAGAAATTCCCAGCAATTTGCCTTGGGTACTTATCCAATCCTCATTGGCTTTAATTTGCGCATCCGTAGCGCCCGTAGTGTTGCGTAAAGTTAGCGCCAGTTTTTGTTGTGCAGCGTCATCTTCTATTGCACCTTTGGCGGCATCACCTAAAGCAACAGCCAAACCTGCTAATGCAAGGCCAGCAGGTACAGCTGCTTTCTTGATTGCAAACTGGGCCTTTTCGCCGTTCGTTTCAAGCTGCTTAAATTGTTTAATGGCTTTGGAAATGCCTGTTCCGTCAAATTCGCTAATGATGGGGATATTTACAGCCATTACTTCATGCCTTCATTTACGGTAGCGATTACGCGCAACACTAGCGCCCTTAGTTCAGCTGTTATGGATGGGAGGGCTTGGTCAGCAGCAGGCCACAAAACGCGACTGGTACGCGCTGCAAGGTTTTCAGATAACAACGTGGCTTTTCCGCGCCCAGCTGTTTCCAGCACGACAGCGCCAGGGTCTGACTGGGTTACATAAATGACGTTTGCATCATTACGCCTGGTTGAAAATTTAACCTTTAGACCTTTGACGGCTTTTGTTTTTGTATATGGGAACAGTTTTTTGCCGCCTTGAGTCCAGTTGCGGTTCATTCCAGACAGGGGCGTGTCTGGGTAGCGGGAAGCAGCCAAAGAAACCAATGGCTGGGCTATTTGTTTAGCGTCAGCATTGAATTGTTTGCGGAGGTCTTTGTCAATTTTGCCTAGGGCCTTTATGGCTTCCTTAGCGCCCACGATGTCAATAGATGCCGTGGCTGTCATTTGCGCCTCGATTTGTTTATTACATCTATAACAGTGTTCATGTCTTGAATTTCAAATGGTATTTGTGGAGGCCACCACCCCGTTTCAACTAACAATTCAGCTAGTGAACGGGAGTAGGTGCCTCGATGGTGGGGTTTGTGGGTTCATCCGTTACCACTTCAATGTTCACCAAGCGCCTAACGTAATCGTCAAAAATTGCGGGCACTGGAATGTTGTTCACCTTGCAAGCTTCAAAAGCCATAAAGGCTAAATCTTCCAGACCTACACCAGTGGCAAGGTTTGAAGCCTTTTGTTTAAACTTTCGCTCCCAGGCAATAATGACATAGAGGTTAGTTGTGACTTCGTAAGTGGTTTGGTCTGTTGTGACTTTGAGCGTGAGTTGCATTTTGGTTTTCTTTGTTTATGGTGCGGTAATGTCGCGTACCCAGGTGCCGCCAGTAAATGAAGCTTCAACTGTTGCCAGTTCGCCCACTGTGGAGTTAATTGGGGTGAAGTTGGCAAGCATACAGTTAGTCAAAACATACTCAGGGTTTGTTGCTGACTCCGTTGCACCTGAAGGCGAAATGGTTAGAACTGTTGTACCTGTTCCTACGCATGACGCCAAAATTGCCTCAACCTCGGTAGCGCCATAACTAAGGAAAAAAGTAATTGACACGTCTACGGTTTGAAGGCCACCAGTGAAGCGGTGCCCAGTGTCACCAAAGGCGGTGCTTTCAAGGCTGTCCTGACCAATGGTAATCATGCAAGCGTTAGCTTGGTCTGACAAGTCCGTGGTGGTTGCACCCTGGGTAATTCCGATAGTTGCGTTGGATAGGAATGTTGTTGTTGCCATTGGTGGCTCCTTTTTGTTAGTTGCGCCGCACTGCTACGGCAACGGTCATGTCATAGCAAGGAAGCATCTGCTCGCCGTATGAAGCGAGAGATGGCCTTCCATCCACTATGGCGATTGGTGAGTTCATGATGGTGTCAACGGTGGTCATGAGATAGTCACCGCTGTCTTGGTTGCCTGGTGGCCCAGCGAGCACGCGAATCACGAGGCGAATGTCGCCCACGTTATAGGTGAAGGCGTCAAGTGTTGGCAGTTCAATCATGACTGAAAGCGGGCGCGCATTGCGCGGGTCTGTCACAGGTTTTAAGCCCAGCGTTGTTAGCGCCGCCTTGGTGGCGTTCACTGCTTCGTAAAGGATGCCTGTTGCAGCCATTAGGCAACCTGGGGCCTTCCGCAACCAAGCAGCTGCATAATTTGACCTAGGGACATTGTGGGGGTTCCCATACCCATTGAATCAAAACTGGCGTAGCCATCTACGGCTCCACGGCTTCTGTATTGCATTGCTGCATACATAATGGTGCCCAATTTTGCTGCACCATCTGGCGAGGAACTTAACGAATCTGTATAGCCGGCCTCGCGCCTTTTACGAAATGCCCAACTGTTTGCAGCTGAAACACAGACAGCAATAAAAGCCGTATCGTTTGCCGTTGCTACTTCAATGCCTAGCCAACTGGTGACATCGGCGCTGGTTATCCAACTGCATGAAGGTGTAAAGGTTACTGTGCCCGTAGCAACGCTTCGCGCAAGGTCATCGCCTGCACTGACGTAAATAAATTGGTTTTCCATAATGACGTCATAGTCAAAGAGCAAATCGCCCTCTTCTGAAACGCCAATGAATTCGTAAGGCTCGGTAGAAATAACAGTGTGGGTGCCATTGAAGTTGTGCCCCGCGCCTGCTACAACTACCGAGTCTTGAGGTTGGATGTCCGTATCTACAAAAGTCTGCAAGACGGCATAGTCCTCTAGTCGCGTGTGAAAAGCGAGGTTGAAGGTGGCCATGGTCTTGCAGTCTTTCTAGATTGTCTTTATCAGCCTACTGGAGCCATTTTGACGAACTTGCTCGAGTCAATCATTAAAGTTGCAAGGTAACCACGGAAGGCAATTGTGCGCGACATAGTTGAAGGTACATCAATGCTAAGGGCACCTTTTTGCTGTTCAAAGATTTCATAGCCAGATGCATCACCAACAATAAGTGTGTCCGCTGCAAAGTTGCGGTCTACAACAACCTGCAAACCAAATGCAACACCATTAACTTGTCCAGGTGCAAGATTACCAAATGCGTTCATTGGGCCAATCTGTGGAAACAACGGCCTCTTTGATGTGTCGCTAAGGCTGAGCAAAAATCCCCACCATTCTGGGTTCACAAAAATGTGAGTTGGAAGGTTGCCGTTGCTTGAGGACAAAATTGTCTGTGCGGCACCTGAAATCCATGTTGCCCAATATGAAGCGTCAAGTACAGAAGCAAGTGCAAAGTTACGAGTAACGGTTGCACCTGTTTTAAGGTTGTCTGCTGCAACATTGTCGGTTTCATTTGCATAAATGCGTGCCATGTCATCTAGCACCAGGCCGATAATTTCGGGCTGACTCCAATCAATTGATTGTTCGGAAAGCGTGACGAATCCGCCGTAGCTACCCTTGGTGACTTGGTTGTCTGTAACCACGAAAGTGCCTTGTGTAAGTGAGGTGTTTTCAGTTGCTTGGTTACCAATTGAAGTGTGCGTAGTTACTTCAGGGCGAATGAACACTTTGCCACCTTGTGGCATTGCTTTTGCACCAATGGCATCAATGACTGGGCGGCGACCAATGAAGTTGTTATAAACAGGCTGAACGATTGGCAGCGGAAGCACACCAGGAATGTCAGAAGTTACAACGTCAGGCGCGGCGGCTTGAATGCCTGCACTCATTTCGCGCCATTTGTCTCCGCCAACGAAAGCAGCAGAAATGTATTCGGCAGCTGTTGGCATAACGAATGTGCGTTTTGCTGTTGCATAAATTGGGGTAGTTGGAATGATTGAAGCCTCGACCTCAACCACTGGGTTTTCTTGTGTTGCCACTTCTGGTTCCTCCTCGGAATCTGTTGGGGTGGGTTCGGTTGCATCTTCTTCTGGTTCGGATGCAGCGATTTCTGTTATCTGGGCCTCTTTAAATGCAGGCTGGGCTACCAGGCTGATTTCTATGAGGTCAGCTTTTGACACGACCATTACGCCGTTTTTGTCATATTTAAATTTTGTGGGGACAGCACCAACGCTCACTGAGTCGTACGCGCCTGCTTTTACAAGTTCAATGGCGTCAGCTGCTGCACCTGTTTTTGCAAAGGTGGCTGTAAAGCCGAGCCCTTCTTCAAAATCGGCAAGGGAAGAAACGACTCCGCGCAACTGCCCCATGTCGTGGTTTTCCAAAAGCTTTGGGGCCTTCATGTTTAAATCAAAAGCGCCTCGAGAAAATGAAACTTTTGTACCGTCTGAAACTGTTGCGGATGCTGGTGCCCAGGGCACTGCAATGCCCGTAATTGTTTTGGGGGCATCTTCACCTGCTGAGGCGTCAAGAGTGATGGGGACATTAACGA